ATGGTATTTAGGGTAAATGTAAGAGCGATACCATTGGTGTCTATAATTGGTTGAAAATCTTGAATAGATTTCGTGAACAAATATCTAGTGAATGTTTCTGATAACTGAGTTGTATCAGCGAGACTCTTTGTAAAGTTCTTGGTTATATCATCAGTCATAAACAACGTTTCAGCCTGTCCAACAAAACCAATACTCTTTGTAAAGGTTTTGAAGAAGATTTCAGAAGTCGTTATACTTTCTGATAATGACTTAACGAATGAGTATCTAAATGTTTCAACAAATCCATTATATGTTGTGCTTAAATCTTTATAGAACGAGAAGTAATTTCCACGAATAACAACACCGTTTTGATCGACTTCATAACCGTCTGTGGCCAAAACACTGTCGTATAAAGTAACACCAAGAGACTTGACAAGAGATGTAAGACCAACATTTAAGCTGATAGAATTGTTGATACTATATTCACCAAACATTGCCATACCCGATGGGTGTAGCATAGAACGGACAACTGATGCATATGATTGCAGTTGTTCATCAATCTTTAACACATACGCAAAGGCTTGGAAATAGTAAGAGTCTTGAATCATCATGGAGTCATCTAAGAATCCATCATTAGTCTTATAGTATCCTGGATATTTGGCGACAGCTTCTAAACTCACGTTTAGAATAGCAGGGTTAGAACCTAAAGTGTCAGCAGCGTTAATAAAGAACTGGCGTGCGATAGTACCAACGTATGTGCCATCTGAAAACTCATGAGACCAATAGTCACCATAGTTCACATAACCAGCTTCAGTGAAACCGTCTACCTTATCTTTAAAGTCATAGAAGTAATCGGAACCCAGAGTGGTTTTTAATGCTCCACCTGCACCTCCGATATTGCCTAGTGCGTTTTCAATCCTTGCAGTAACTTCAGTATAGTCTTGACCAAAATCGTCCATTACAATTTCTGTAATAGCACCGTTCTCAATGATCGCATGGGCGGCAGCACCTGTGCCGTCGCCTTCAAATATAACTGTTGGTGGGATAGTATAATTAGAACCACCATTAAGTACAGTTACCGCAACTACTTTACCGTTACCAACTACATTATATGTTAAATCGGAAACAACAGCAGAACGTCTTTGTTTTGTCGATACTGCAGAATTAGGTAGAACTGTTACAGAGAAACTTGTGTTATAGAATAAACCAAATCTAATAGTGTCGATAGTTTTCAAACCACCATTTTCGGTTACAGTTGAAACCTTAAACCAGAAAGGAGTACCGTCACCAGTTTTTAACTGGAACACCATACCAGGTCTAAAGTTTCTTCCTGGATCATTGATTTTAATTTTAGCAGTACATGGTAAAATAGTGGCTTGAAATTCAGAGCCATATTTAATAGTGTTGAACGGTTCGATATCACCGTAGAAGTTTCTATCAACGAACAGCTCGTAGATATGATTTGCTTCGTCTACTGGAATAACCTTTTGAACGCTGGCTGTAACAGCTGATGAAGTATCAACCCCAGAAACTACGGCAGTGTTGTATATCTTCTTGGCAGTTTGAATGTTGATAGTTTTACCAACAAGATCTTCTGGAACACCTTGAGATACACGGACAAAAAGTGAAACGTCTTGAGTCCAACGGCCATCAGAAACTCTAAGCATCTGACGACCTGGATAGTCAATGAACACATCCTTACCGTATAACAAACGAAACAATAACTTATATGAAGCCTCAGAACCTTTTGCAAGATACTGTTCTTTAATATGCTTTAGTAAGAAACGTTCAGTATTAGTGTCTGTACTAACAACTGGATAGTTGTGAGCAAGTTCGGCTTTAAAAAACTTAATGTAGTCTTCTAAAGTTTCGTCAATGTCTCGAACCGATTGTAAGTCTACACCTTGTTGATCCAAGAACTCGTAATATGCCTCAACAAATGATACAAATGTTGGATATTCACTTCTAATAAATTCTGGTAATTGCTGTACTGCAAGGTTTTTCAGTCCAACTCTTAGGTCATTAGCCATATTACTTTAAGTTTCTGATAGAAGTGAAGATATAGTTCTTACCAGCTTGGTTAGAACCAGCAGCAGTCATATCGTTGATCACGTTTACTTTTAGGTAATTACGAGCAACTTGTACGATTTGGTTATACGCAGTAACAACGTCATAAGATTCTGGCTTCAATACGAATTCGAAAGAAGCATCAGCCATAGAAGCAATAGTCAAGTTACGAACGATTAGAGTGCCATTTGCATAATTAACTTCACCGATAGATGGGTTTACGATATATTTATTCTGTTGAGCATCATAATAGAACAAACGTAAATGCCCTTGACCGTCATCGTCAATGTAGTGAATGTTCGCAGTGTTTGGAATATAGAAGCCAGTTGAAATAACAGATTCAGCAGGAATAGTTGACTTGAAGATTGGGTTAATCATGTTCAACTTATACTCTGAAGATAGGTTGTATCGTGGAGTAAATTCACGGCGAACTAGAATCTTAGTTGTGTTGTTTACGATAGCTTGATCAACTTCATCAATGATACGAACAAGTTGAGAATAACGTAACACGCCATCAAACTTCTTCAAGTTGGTATTATCGTATGCGTAGATAGCTTCACGAATTAAAGTTTCTAACTGAGCAGGATTCTTATCAGATACCTTAGCGTTGTAGTATGCAGTAACATCAATTTGAACGTTAAAGTATTCTGGGTCAACGAACTCAGGTGTAATAGAAACAACAGACTTTGGAGCAATAATCTGATTGCGGATAAAGTCTTTCTGTCCGTCAGTTAATCTAGCAGTGTCTGTTGGCTTGACACAAATAAATGTCTTACCGTAAATTGGAGGGTCGTTATCTTCACCACCCCATACAACTACAGAGTCAGCTTGGGGAAAGTTCTTGTAGATTAGTGTCTTGTAATCTTCAGTGGTAACTGCTCGGTTTTGAGCAGCAAACATACGTGGTGCGTTATACTTGATAGATTCTACTTCTTCTGGAGAAGAACCGCCAAGAGCAGCAGTAGAAGCTACAACCGTCAAACCTGAACCTAGTAAGGCTGAACCAGCGTATGAGAATGAGTTAGCACCGTTTGGTCCTTCTAGAGAAGAAATGTAATATTCAAATGTCAGGTAATTGCCATCAAGTGGTTTGTAACCTACAATACCGTCGCCGAAGTATACTTCGTAAATACCGTCGTCAAGTTCTTTGATAAAGTATGACTTAGATGTAGAATCCATTTCAGTAACGGAATCAGCTGGAGTGTAAACGATGAATGTATCATCGTCTGGCGTTTCTCTGATCTTAACAATCAACGTAGATAAGTCAATATTCTGGTTGGGAATAAGATATTTCTGACCCTTACGGATTGTATAGCTGTATGTTAAAGGAATACCTTCAATCAATTCAATATCGTTAAACGTATATGAACCACCAACCGCAACAGTTGTAACGTCAGAGGTGTTATAGAATGTATATGATACGCCGTCAATAGAAGTCAAGAACGGTTGATTAGCTGGTAAAGTAATAACGCTCTGGAAATACGTTGGCGCTGTAATTGTAGCGTTTACATATGCTTTTGCGCACGTTGCAGAGTTAGGTACATAACCTAACATCTTAGCAATAGATACAACAGATGAACGTTTGCTTGCCGAGTCAAGGAACATTTCGTTCACGGCTAAGTTTGTGTACAGGTTATTGTAGTGAGTGTTGTATGCTAATACGTCTAATAAGATGTTGAAAGAAGAACCTTCAAAATCATAGTCTCTAAACTGTTCTTGAGAAGAAAGGAAGTTCTTAAGATTATCTTTGATTTCGTCAAAGTCTAGCGCATTGACTTTAATTCTTTTTGTTGTTTGTGCCATTATCGTGTTCTCTCTAATACGAAGTCAAGAGTTATCGGACGTTCCGTGTTTATAATTTTAAAAACCACATTGATGTATAGTGAATTATTTTCATCAGAGGCGATAACATTAACCTCTATTAGATCAACCCTTGGTTCAAAGTTTGAAATAATATCAATGATAGCTCGACGAGCCATCTTCTCAGTTAGTGGGGTAATTGGTTCAAATAGAAGCTCTCGTAGAGGGCTGCCAATTTCGCTATGAAATGGTTTCTCATAGTGACGTATTTGCAATAGGTTTTTAAGCGATTGCTTGATAGAGTTATCATCGTAACGAAGCGCCAAATCGCCCGTCACAGGATGAGGGGCGAAGTTTAAGTCTAAGTCTGAGAATGTTCTTGTATTTCTTGCCATAGTTATTATTTATTCTATTCTATAAAACTGTTATCTGATCCAGCGGCAATAATATCACCATCGTTTAATTCATCACCAATCCTAGCCAAATAATACCCTTCTATTTTAGTCTTAGAAGAACCTTTCTTTGGAGTTCTAATTTCAGAAGGGTGTACTGAAGTGCCAAGAGAATGTGGTGCAAATTGGCAATCTGGGTCAACAACTCCTGGCTTCTTACCGTTAAACTTAGTCTTCTCGATCGGAGAAGATATCATTGGTGTTGGAGGGTATCCAGCATGGCCAGTAGTAACATCTCCGATAACTGCAATTGCTGGCATATTAAACCTTCATAATGTAGGCTAATGAATAATATGGCGGTAGATTCTTATTCGTACCACTTTCACCAGTAGTTGTAACAGAAGTTGTCACGTTTACCGTGTGGGCGTGAGTATGAGTCTTTGAAAGATTGACCACTGTATTATTTGTACCATAATCGTTAGCTGTACCTCTAAGCATTGTATAATCATACCCTTGGGTTGCTATACCACCGTTGGCAAATAGCTCAGATCTTTCTGCTCTAATACTCGCATTCCAAGAATCAGTATCTGAAGAAACCGTGGCCGACGAAGTGGCGTTGTGAATATGGCTAACTAGAACAGCGTCTTTAGAACCACCTGATTTAGTATCAGCGCCTGTAACGAATGTTGTTGCAGTACCACCAGAATCAGAACGTGCGCCGATAACAAACTTGTCTCGCAAGTCGGGTGTAGCATTTGTTCCATCACACAGCTTCCATCCGCTTGGAACAGCAGTAACTGAGCCAGACCAAATAATAATACAACCAGAAGGAATAGCGGAGAAGTTGTTGATCATATTAGTCAACGTTTGCTGACCAATTTGTAAAGATGCAATCTGTTCTTCGTGACGATTAACCGTAACCTTCACCGTGTCAAAGTTACCATCCAAGTCTGATAGTTGAATAGCACCAGCTCTATTTTTAAATATATTTGGAATTTCCATTTTAAGCCCAGTTAATATCCACGTTTGAAGAATTCTTCCATTTTACAACAGCTCCATTAATACTATTTATCCAAGGTCTAAATAACGACTCATCAGTAATCACTGTGGAGTTAATGTATTGTAAAAGCAACGTTTTATTTAAATCCCAATTATTGTTTATAGTTTTTGTATACACTTTGCTGTCAACCAATACATTACCATTATATACATTAGCAGTGTATGTGTATATTTTGCTTGGTGTTAAGTCTGGTTTATAACTTATAACCTGTTCAAGTTTTTCTTGGTCAATCTTCCTGAAGTTTCTTACATTAATGTATTCGTTCTGGGGATACTTCTTAGTTTTATATTTTATATCAACATCAAACACGTCAGTATAGTATCCCGAGATGTTATTGCCGCTAATAAATACCGTTTCTGGATTAGGTTCAGACGGCACAAGAACCACTCTAAAAACAACTCCAGGATATTGATCCCATGTATATGTTATAGAGTGCGAGAATGGAGCATATTCATCTTCCGTTAGTGCAGCATCCTTACCCAAAAGTACTGAACTTTCAGGTGACCACACAGGCAGAGACGTCGGTGGATCTAACGGTTCATCAGGCATTATGCATTACCCTTTGGTGGAATAGTGTTGAGTAAGAAGAAGCCTGCAGGCAAACCTTGAGCATTTCTCTTAAACGTCTTATCATTAACCATAGTAAACGCCATTCTACGGTTGTTATCCTTACGATAACTAATATGCATCCAAACAGAATCTGGGAAACGATATTCTAAAATCAATTGATCGTAAACGATAAGTTGCTCAATCTTCTGGATCATCTCAAAAGTCTTAGTGTTCTTATCTGGAATCTTCAACACGATGTCAACACAGTGACCTTTACAATGGTCTGATGTTGGAGACTCGTTTGATACAACACCTTTCAAGCGATACCCAGAAGAAATCACCCACTGAGTGTTATAACCTGAACGACCACCTGGTAATACGTTCATGATTGGCTCAAGAACGTTGTTAGCAGTTTCAGCCATGTTACCAACGATTTCTTGCACGTTGTATAGACGTTCCGGAGCGCCAGCGTTTGGCTTCAACATCTGAGGTGTTAATCTATGCTTACCACCAACACCACCAGAAATCATCATACCAATAACAACGTTCTTTGATAGTCTGTAGTCGTCAGTAAAGTCTCGTGTGTTTTGGATATTATTTTTATCCACGGGGATAGGTTTGTTTGATCCACCAGTAGGTAATGCGCCAACCTCATCTGCTGCAGGCAATCCACTTGCTCCGTCAACACCTTCTTGAGCAGCTTGTCGCTGCGCTTGAGCACGTCCCTCAGGTGTATCCCAGTCATCTGGTGTTTCAATAGTAGCCTTTTCTTCAAACTCTCTTGGAGGAGCGATAGAATATCCCACAACTGAGTTTAAAGGTTGACCTGCTGGCGGTGGTGTTAATGCTACGTCTTCAACGTCTACTGCACCAGCAGCGCTACTGCCGAAGTTACCTTCAGTATAATTCATGTTCATAGTTGCAGCAACGGCAAAGTTTGCATCACCCTGAGATTCAATATTGACGTTTGCACCTTTAGTTGAAAAGTCGGCAACTGACTGCATCATCATACCTGCTTGTGATTTAAGCATAACACCATTAGCATCAACTGCAAACTTACCTGCAACTTTCATTAACAGGTCGCCACCAACAGCTAGAGTTGTATCGTTCGCGCTGCCAATCTCTAAGTTGTTACCAACTTGAACCTTGGCGTTTTGTTCTACCTGAATATTTGCATCTGAACGTGCAAAGATATTAGTGTTACCGTCAACAGTAATATTACACTCACCTGCTATGTGGAAACACCCGTTTTGTTCCATTAAAACAAAGTTATCACCAACAATATAATTTACTTGAGTTCCGTTGGCATCAACTTCAGTGAATGTACCTGAACGGTGGTATGTATTAATACGTTCTTGCCCTGGCGTATCATCAAACTCTTGGATGTGGCCAGATTCAGTTTCGTATACTTTGTTGAATGGATACTTAGCACCATATGGCGCTGCAGGTTGATCCCAAGTAGATCCACCAGAAGTTGGTATTCCTACTTTACGGTTTGCATCTTTTAGCTTAACCACTGTACCTTCAATAATACCACGAGCTAGACGGTTTACATCAGATTCGCCGATATAATCTTTTAACGGGTACTTGTTATTTGGATCACGGAAACCCAAACCAAACGAACCAGTCTCAATAGATTTTTTAGATGGTCCTGGTGTACCGTCTCCGTCTTCAACTACTGGGGCGTTTGCACCTGCATCCTTAGCTAATCCTCCGCCAGCTTCTTTACCATAAAAATACTCATAGTAAGATAACTTTCTAGCGGCAATATCTGGTGAGTTTACACCAACAGCTTTCTTAGCTGAATAGAAATAGTCAGGGTGTGCGTTGGGGTTGACACCTTTTGATACGCGATCCTTAATATACAATGCAGCGATAATAGCAGAAGCATTGATGTCTAAATCTAATTGATCAGGGAAATTAACAATATCAACTAACACGCCCAGCTTTTGAGCCATGTCGTTGTATTTTTTATAATTTGAATATCCAGTCAACTGAATAAAACCACGCCCATAATACTTACCACCCATCTCATCAGTGGTGTGCCCGAAGAAACCCTTACCACGCTTGGTTGGGCCATACGCCCATGAGAAGAATTCTTCTCTAGTTAGACCCTTCTTACTGGCATTAGAATACTTCTCAACATCTTCATCTGTAGCAAATGAGAAAATCTGTTTCAACCTAGATGGAGAATAATTGAATGCTTCTTTCTGAGGAATCCATCCTGATTCACCACCAGCAATACCAAGTAAAGCACACTTCTGTTCTTTAGTAGTCAATCCGACTTTATCGCAAGCAGTAATAAGAGCCTTAATACCCTCTGATGCTTTAGTTTGAGTGTTCTTAAATTCAGGCAGAGGTGGAAGAGTTGGCAGTTCTGCGTTTACAGGTGTTGGTTTCACAGGGTCAGCTTTCTGATCCAGCGTGGAACCTGTAATGTTAGTCTTAGACTCAATGACGGACTTAACTGACGCTAATGGCGGTGCAAAGTCTAATAAGTTCTCTCCAAAATCTCGTACAGGTTTTGATACAGTAATTTGTGTTCCGCTATCAATAGAAACAATAACTGTACCATACTCAATACCATATCCGCTAATACGCATATTAGCTGACAGTTTAGAAGTTAAATCTTGACGGTTGTAGTCTGGGTCATATAGCTTAATCTGTTGCCCTGTAGTTGGACCAGGAACGCTTCTTAAACGAACAACGTCTTTAACTTCACCAGATTCAGCAATTGGCCCAGAGTCGTCAAAGTCAATAGGTACAGGGTTTGTGGCAATACCACCAACAGCGCCAAGAATGATACCTTGCTGATACGAATCATCAAGATACATAATAACAACAGATGATCCTTCAACTGGACCAATTGGAGTCCACCCGATACCATTCATAGCAGCGGAAGTTGTGGGTTGCATCGCTGCACACCATGGTAAATCGGATGTAGGTAATAAGTTCTTATCGTGAGTGTGTAAACCTACAACACGCACTTGACAACGACCCAATTGTAACGGATCGCTTCGGTTCTCAACAACTCCAAAGAATATATTCTGTGCCATTATTAAACTTTCTTCTTCATAGAATCTTTAATTAATTCAATATAACAATTGTGACCATCAACAGATATTTGATGATTGATAGCTGCTATTAGATACTTGCCGCTGTTTACGTCATCTACTAAATCTTCTGTGCGGTCTTTCTTTTGCATTGGACGCTTTTTATATAGAGTTAATTCTACAACTTGTCCAACGGTATAATCACATCTACCTGCAACCGTGATGTTAACCTTTTGAGCTTCAGCCATTTTCAAGAAAGAGATACGTTCTTGAACCACGCGAGCGTTAGTTGTATCACCGAAACTTGTAAACGTTTCAAACGCACGAGGGAATAGAATATGCTTTGCGCTACTTCTACCAATTGCCTTCTCAGAGAACAATGGGTTTTTGTTTAAGTGAATCTGCTTATCAAACTTCTTCTTAATATCAAAATTCTTTACAGTGTATGTTTTCTTAGTCGAGTCATAAGAGATAAGTTTGGAAGTATACATACCGCCAGATAATCTATCCATATAGTCATATGATTCAACAAAGTCAATCTCACCAACACGCTTAAAATCTTCCATGATGTTAAGAGCGTTACCACCTTGTGGAAAGCTGTCACGAGAGTACTTATCCATAACAAATTGTTGATAAGATTTTGACTGATATAACTTTTCTAAAGACCTAAAGTTAAACCCATCTCTGTTCTCATAAAACAAAAACGAAGGAGACTGGTTTTCTGAAATAGAGTTATCAGATAAGAATGTTAAGTTTTTAACGGGACTCCAATATGGGGAAACGTACTTAATGGTGTTACGAGTATTCTCGATATTGAATTTCTTTTTACTTTCAAGACCATCTACATTATCAACCACAAACGTATTAACAATATCTGAAATCTTACCAGCAAAAACTTTACTAATCTTTTTATTAGAATCCGCAATGGCTTCAGCTGAGATAAAGTTTAGTTCATATCCAATAGCTCTATCACCAAGGTTTATTTTATCATTCATCTTATAGATATGAAACAAACCTGAGATAGACTTGTTCAAAGTTGGAGTTGTAACTTTTAACTCAACATACTCTTCACCAATAAGCGGTAGTAGAGACTGCAAATCAAATGATTCTTTTAGAACAATGGCTCCAGTAATAAACGGAGAAAAAATATCTTCAAAAATTCTAATTTGAATAATTTGATTTCTAACGTTTTGATAAACACCCTTAGATGTGATGATCTCCACCTTCTCGATGTTAACATCACCAGCATATCTTAACGTATTTGCAGCATTATAACTCATCTTGGTAATTTCTTAAAATTGTTTCCAGAAGAGCAGGAGAAATAATCTTAATTCTACGTTTCTGGTCATTCTCAAAGCGATGTTGAATATCACCTGTAATTGGAACAGCGGTTTCGCTAGGATTGATTTGTTGCCCAGTTGGGTTTATATAATACACTGGGTTGTATTCTCTACCTTCAGTTGTAATGGTTAATTGCACATTACCAATACCTTGTTTAACAGTCGAACCTTCTTTACCGTGAGCGATTAACCATTCATCTGAAGGCGTTGTTAATGGGAAATAGAAGTATTGAGTGTCTACATCCAGACCAAGTGGGTCAGTTGGAAAATTTATATAGTTAACAAAAGAACTATCATCATCTGCAATTTTAATTGCAACTGGTGCGGTCAAATATGCAGGGTCAAATGGAACCTCTGTACTTGTAATCTTAATATAGAATAATACAACTCCATCAGTATTCGTTGTCCAATACCAATCGCTGGAATGTAGAGTTGGGTTATACACGTCAGCGATATGCTTTTGTAGAACGGCTTCGGGTAACGGAAAGTCAGCGCGATAATCATACTTACCATTAGCCAACATAACAACCCAATGGTATTCAGGTGTACCATAAAACTTTTCAGAAATAATTTCTGGCGTTTCACCGTCAATGATATCATATTCATCATACAAGGTGACGTTTTCTAATATCTCTTTTCGGAAACGGATGTTTCTAGTGATATCACGAACAATACTGGTTTTGATCTTGTCGCCATAATTGAAGTCGTATAGAAACTGAGGGAAATCTTTGAAATACATTATAAACCTCCACCTGGACGCATTCCAATACTTTCTTTGGAAGCAAGTTGAAGTTCTTTGAACTCTAATGAAATATTAATTTGCGTTGGCATACCATTACGGAATACTGAGAAATTACCATTAGGTGTATAGTTGATAGTCATGTTAGTTAACACGCAAGAAGTGTGTTGGTGAATATTCATATTCTCAACACCACTGCTGTAATATGTAATATCAAATTCTGATGGGTAAATCCACACATAATTAAGTTCACTCTTAAACTCTGGATGCATATGCAACTTAAACTGATGAATAATGTTTAAAACATTCTCAGCCTCAAATTCATCTCTTGGATAAAATTGATAATCGAAGGTAAACTTACGGAACTCAACTCCCTCGAACACTTGTTCTTTTTTAGGGTTAGAAGCTAAACCTGCTGCAGCTCCCACGCCTGGTGGTAGTTTACTCAACCCGATAGCGAAACCAGCTTCAGCGCCAACTGACGCGAGATCTGTCATATTCTTCTTGACAGCTGATCCATTAGTATTGATCGCATCTAATACTGAAGTGCCTGCTTGCATAAGAGCTTGAGTGCCAGAAGTTCCTTGTTCACCCCATGATGTAGCGTATGTGACACTCAGTTGATTTGGAACGTGAAGTGCAATAGCAGTTTTTAATCTACGCTGACTGCGGGCATTATATGGTACAGCATTCTTAACAGCTTCAGTATTAACGTTACCGAGTTCTTCTGCAGATTTTTCTGCCTGCCCTGTTAGCTTTTTAAAGTTAGCAACAAGCGAACCACGCATTCTAGCTTCTACATCCGTATTAAGAACAAAGTCCTCTTGGGTGAGTTCTAACCTAG